AAAAGAACTGTTAAATGCATTGTTTAATACATTCGCAGCTTTTACTTGCTTAGTGTTCGCCATAGATCTTGCTAAAGCTTTTGTATATCTAGACGCAAGTCTGTCATACAAGTTGTCTTCAATCGCTTCTTCAGTGATTGAGAAAGCAAGAGCTATTGTTTCGTGAGTGTATCTAGCAGTGAAAGTTTCTTGTGCGTTGTCATAAGCTACGCCAGATCCTTCTGGTTTAACTTCTGCGTTCGCGAAACCAGATAACATTACTTCTTCTTCAAAAGCTCTGTCACTGTTTTCTGTGTCGAAAATTTCAGTATGCTGATTCTCGTACTGTTTATATTCCAGGCCGAATAGGGCATTCAAACCTGGCTCTAGTTCTTTAACTAGCTGTGATCTTGAAATAGCCATAATTTATAATCCTCCTATTAGATTCCTGCTACTTGTTTAATGAAGTGCTCATTGATCGTTACAATCCAGTTAACATTTGCTGCTGTTAAGTCTGAATTGTCTGGATCTCTAGAGACACCCAATATTTTTAGCTGACCAGTAGATGTACCTAAAGTACCATCATCCAATTCTACTTTTGAAACGTAGTTTGGAGATGATCCAGCAGCGTACACAATGTCTGCTAAGTTCCCAACGTCAGTTTGTGCAGATGCACCTGCGTTGTCTGATTGTACTTCAAACCTTTGGTAAGGGTCATCAGCTACGAAACCGACAATGTCAGTTGCAGCATTTGAAGCCTCCAAATGGTTTGCCCATGTTGGTTTGCTTGTAGAAGCATCAGTATAGAAGACACCGTTAAGTGATCCTAATAATACATCGCCAGCTGCCGCTACTGTAATTGTACCAGTTGCTGCCATTTCGACAGGGTCATTCTGGTAAATCGCAGATGCAGATGCAGCGATTGAGTATTCGGATAAACCTTGAGCGTCTCTATTCTGACCAACTTTTCCGATTGCTCTCAGTCCGAAAGCAGCGTCTTTGTTTGCCATATAGTTTTTCTCCTATAATTGTTTAAGTTTATCCAGTGGTTTTGGAATCGTTAAAAGATTAACTTTTCTTTGAGCCACCGAAAGTAACACGAGTCTGTCGATCACTATTGATCGGCATACTTGGGTGCTGTTCCTTCATGAGATCGTTGTTAACTGCTTGTTCTCTATCTGAGGTTTGCTTATTGAAATAAGCTTCCCTAGATTTCGCAATCTCTTCGGGTATCCTTGCCAGCACAAGGCCGCCAACCCCAATCACTCCTGCATATTTGCCTTCCTTAACAGTTGGATAATCAGTTTCAGGATATTCATCGCTTCTTACGAGTTCCCATCCAGATCTGATTTTGCCTGACATGTTCTTTGTATCATCAAAGCCCATGCTTTCAGCTCTTATCCATCTGTGTCTGAATCCATCAGGCGCAGGTGGTGCATCTAAAGATGACGGGGGAGTCCAAGTTTGAGGACGTACATCCTTTGCTCTTGTTTGACTCGCACGAGAAGCTTTTATGTTTTTATCTTGTTCCATACGCTTATGCCTCCTTCGTGGTTAATTGTTTTGCGTACTCTTCGAGTGGCACACCTAATCTTTTAGCGATTGCTACTTGTGATGGTGTGAGTTTCACAGTTTTTCTGCGTCCTGTTGCGCTCGGACGTTTAGCTGACGCCACAGTTTGAGCAGGTCTTGCTCTTTCTGTAACAGTATCCTCTACCTTACCAAATTTATGCGGAAATTCAACCTTTATTCTTTTGTCAATTTCAGCATAGTATTCGTCTGATTGAGGATCAAAACCTTCTTCCTCGACTAGTTTTTTATGGATATCAAAAGCCGTATAAGTCATGGCAGAATCGTTACCAAACCAAGCATTTTTAGCTGCCCAAGCTTCCGCTTTAGCATCTGTTCTTGCTCCTTCTGGTAATTCATAACCATTATAAGTATCAACTGTTCTCGTTTGTTGTGGGTTGATATTTATTTCTTTTTGTGGCCTTTGAGCCTGTTCTTCATGAGCTGCTTTTAAAACGGATAGTTTAGAAGCATCTGCATTTAAATTTGCTAGTTGTTCTTGGGCCGCGACTTGTGCGTCAACGTCACCAGATTCAATAGCATTTCTAAGTGCTGCTCTTGCTGCATCTAGGTTAGTTTTAACTCTAGTTTCAAACTCAGAAACATAAGATTGATCAAGTTTAGAATATTTCTTTTCATATTCTTCTCTTCTTTGTTTCTCTGCTTGTGCATAAGAAATTGCTTCTTCTTTTTGTCTTTCCGCTTCTCTCATCTTACGTGTAAGTTTTGCAATTCTTTTTTGCACTCCTTCACTGTAAGCTTTTAGCTCGTCTTCCTTCTCATCCTTTTTCTCTTCAGTAGCTTCAACAGGTTGTTCATCAACCTGTTCAACTTCTATCTTCTCTTCTGCAACGGCTTCTTTCGTCTGCTCGTTGTTTTCATCTAGATTAATTTCGGCTCCTTGATCTTCGCCGACATCAATCATAGGTTCTTTATTGTCTTCTGGCATAGTGCTCTCCTATGTTTAAATATGATGCAAGACTGCTTCAGGATCTTTGATAGTCCCTAACACCTCGTCATCGTTTAATATACGCACTTCTCCACCTTCAATTGGTAATCGTGATCCTGCATATCTTGCAAAAATCACCCAATCTCCTTTTTTGCACCAAGGACCTGTTGCAAACTTTTCTTTGTCTGCATATGCTAAGGGTCCAAGTTTAATGACGTATCCACAATTGGTTGCGATACGTAATTTATCTAAAGATTCTTGTGCAATTAAAATTCCTCCTTTAGTTTTTTCTTTTGGAGTAAAAGGTAAAACTAAAAGTCTATAACCAGAAGGTTCTGGTAATTCATCAGTAATTGATTCCACATTTGTTTCATCAATTGTTTTCTTTTCTTCTTTTTCTGCTTTGTATTTTTCTTCTAAAGCTAATTTAGTCTTCGGTACTTCCGCTGAAGTCGACTCCGATGACATTTGTGTTGTCGGGTTGTTCATCTGTTTGCTCCTTATCTTGTAGCAGGTTAGAGATATCCTGTTGCATTAGTTGTAAGGCATGTGCCTGTCCTAGTAAATACTTATACTTTTCCATATTGTCAACACTTCCGCTTAAAATAGCATCATTGAGTGACTCTAGGCTTCCTTTGATTGATCTTTGTATTTTATAAATAATATTGACTGGATCGTCCATTAGCAGTTCCATTTTCTAAGACTTTTATTGATCCTAGAATCTGGGTCGCGTGCAGTTTTTGCAGACGTTAATCTCTTCTTCATTCCCTTCATTCTAGCGCAGAAACTTTTTCTGCGATTGGCAGCCTTAGAACCTTTCTTTAATTTAGATGGTTTAGTTGTTACAGCTGTTTGTAATTTTGAACCAGGATTTGCTTTTCTATAAGATGCAACTCCTTTTTTGTTCAATCCACCTGATGCAGATTTACCTTCTTTTCTTTGCCATGCAGGTGATCTTGCCATTATTTTCCTTGTGATTTTTTAATTGCTTTTGCAGTTGGTGCGCCTTTAGTTCCAGGCTTTCTCATCTTTTCATTGGATCCTGCTGCAATTCTTTTTTTCTTCTGTTGAATATTATACCAAAGGCCTTTTTTAGCCATCTTGCCTGATTTAGTTTTATGATAACCTTTTTTCATTATTGGCATGATAAGCATTCATCAGAACCTTCGTCTAATTTTGCTAATGCCTCCTTTTTACATTCATCACTACAAATAGATTGAAACTCATTTGCAGCTTCAAACTCTTTTTTACAGATCGCACACTCTTTTTGCATTATTTTTTCTTTTTTGATTTATATTTTTTTACCATTCCACCTTTTTTCATGAAGCCCATTTTGTTTCTAACTTTAGTTGGAAGTTTTGATAATCCAGGATTTTTCTTTTTATCTACTGGTTTTAATTTTTTCATTATTTTTTCTCCTTCTTTTTACAATCACATTCATGGTTACACATACATGGAATAATGTTGAACATCTGACAAATAATCATACAAATTTTATCTTTAATTTTTTTGAACATTAGTGTCTCGCTTTTCCCCAGCCTTTGATCTGAATGCTTCCACCATTTTTTTTACCGACTCTTTTTTCCATGCCTTCAGTCTTTTTTGCTTTTTTCTTTTTTTCGTAGCTTTCACCTAACTTAGCAACTGCTCCAATGGCAGCGCCTCCTGCTGCAACTGTAGCCGCTTTTTCTTTTCTAGTTTTTGATCTACGTTTTCTTGCTTCTCGTGCAATTCTAATATCACTTTTAGCATCACTTTTTAAAGGTTTTCTTTTACCACCTTCATAGCCTTCGTATTTCATTCTATTTTTATTAGCAGCTTGTTCAACTTGAATTCTCATTTTTTTAACGCCTTCCAAATCTTTCATGATTTTTTCAGCTTGACCACCACCAAGTCTTTTTCTGTCAGCTAAAGGTTTTACTTTTAGCATTCTTAATTTTTTGAGCTTGCTTGCTCCTCCAAAAATTGGCATTATTTTTTTCCTCCAAAATTTTTTAACTCTGTAGCCTTGATTCCGTACACAGCCCCAACGACTGCAACCCACAAGGATATCATCCACCAAGGCATACCTTGTAATTTCTCAAAATACAAGTCTAATTTTTTAGAAATATTCTCATCTTCAGCAAATACGCTGTACGCAAGTAAAAATAAAGGCGAAGATAATGTCAAAAGTATGAATTCGTCCTTCCAGTCATTTTTCTGTGCGTCTAATGCCCTACCTTGATACTCAATTTCACCTTTTTTCATTTTTTCTGCATGTACAATAGCCGCTTCAGACATTGCAACCTCTGCAGCCTTCTTATTTTTGTAAATAGCTAGTCCTGCTTTAAGACCTTGACCTAATAAACCCCAAGGGATCATGATTTTTTCCTTTTTTTGCTCATTCCAGCTTCAGAAAGAGCAATTGCGATTGCTTGTTTACGGCTTTTTACTTTTTTTGAACTTTTTCCAATGTTTAATTTGCCTTTTTTAAATTCTTTCATGACTTTTTTGACTTTTTTAGGTCCTGTTGTAATTTGTTTTCTCATTTGTCCTCGACTAATTGGCATTTTGTTTCAATCGTGCAGTTAAAACTGTTTTATCAAGTGAAGTTTGAGCTCTTAGTTGTGCTAATTCTTCATCTTGTTCAAGTTTTTCTTCTTTTATACCTTGATCCATCATCGCTTTTGCTTTGTCTAAAGCTAATCGGTTCTCATCTTCAGCTTTTTTACGTTCATTTTCCATTGCACGTAAGTCAACTTCTCTTGCTTTTAGTTTTAAAAGTGGATCAGAGTCAAACTGTGATGTAATTTTGTTTTCTTCTTTTGCAAATTCAGCCATCATCTCAGAAATCAACTGTGCTTTTCTTGATTCAATCTTTTGTGACATCTGTTGAAGCTGTTGTGCAACTTGTGGGTTCTGCATTGCTTGTGGATTTTGTTGCATAGTTTGTAATTGAGTTATTTCTTTTACAAATTCCATTTCAACTTGTTCTAAAGCCATCAA